GCAACTGATGTTGTAGATGATGAAGTTCAAATCGAAGCTACTGGCTCTTACATTGTTCTTTCAGCTGCCGATGGCGGCCCTGCTACTGAAACTGCTTTCGTGCTTCCGCAAGTTGTTAGTGGTTCTTTTGACCTAAACAGCCAACCAGCCGATCAGCGTTACAACGGCGCACAAGGCACCCTGATTAACTACGGTGCTGTAGCTCATGTCCTGAAAGGTTTTGGCACACAGGTCGTTAATGGCGATGCCGATGGCGTTGTTGTTAAAGCCGCTCACATCGTTCAGTGGGGTGGTAACGGCAACCAAGCGGCTCCGTGGGTTGCCAGTGAAATGGCACTCTGCGGTGGCTATACACCATAATAAGGCGCTGACATGCAGTCCGATGGTAAATCCAAACGACTCACAGCAAGTGGCGATGTTTTTGCCGGTCCTGCAAGGCTGTACGGCGTCTATTTTGTTGCTGGCACTAGTGCTGGAAGCATAACGGTAAAAGATGGTGGCTCCGGTGGAGCCACTGTTCTCGAGCTGACGACGCCAGACGATAAGTCTTCGTCTTACCTGTACTTCAGAACTCCTATTCGCTGTGAATCCACAATGTATGCTGCGTTGGCTGACGTCGCAGCTGTAACCTTCATTTACGCATAGGTGAATTATGAAAGCCAAAATGAAACAAATCGCATCTAAAGCTGTTAAAGGGCACGAAGACAAAATGCACAAAGGCAAAAAGTACGCTGCCGGTGGTATGACTGGTCTGGATCGCGCTGCTGCTATGAGTGGTCGCGCTATGCCTGCTATGCCTGTTACTGGTCGCCGCATGAAAAAAGGCGGAGATGTTAAGGAAATGGCCAAAGGCGGTAAGGTTGGCGGCTGTGGTATGGCCAAAGGCGGTAAAGTACGCGGCTGCGGTGTTGCCAAAAAAGGCACCAGCAAAGCCAAAATGTACTGAGGTGACTTATGTTCTTCAATAAAGAGTTGAAAGCAAAACGTGCTGAGCGCGACGCTATGCGTGAACAGCTTGTCAAAGAAGCGAATGAAGCCCAACGTCTTTTCGAAGAAACTGGCGACCAACGTTTTAGAGATGAAGCAATGCAGAAAGCTGCTGAAGCTCAAGAGTACCGCAACTTGAATAAGGATGGTGGTCCTGTGAAAGATAAAGCTGCTGGTAAATACGCCCGTGGCGGCGCTGTCAAGAAGATGGCGAAAGGCGGAAGCTGTGGTTCTAAAGGCTACGCTAAAGGCGGCGGTGTATGTCGTGGCGGCGGGGCTGCTACTCGTGGTATTAAATTCCGTGGGGTGAAATAATGAAATTCGGTGACATCTCTCCCCTTGGTGCGCTGGTTACTGGTGAAGGCGCGCTGGCTGATATTTCTCGTAAAGGCGGCTTTGGGCTTCTTCCGTACATGGCTACAAAAGGTCGTGGAAAGAAAAAAGAAGACGAAGAGCCTAAGCGGATGAAGAAAGGCGGCGCGGTAAAATACGCCAAAGGTGGTAAAGTTCGTGGCTGCGGCTGCGCAAAGCGTGGCATTAAAAAGGCGAAGATGTACTGATGGCTAAAAGCCCAGCATGGACTCGTAAAGAAGGCAAGAACCCTAAAGGTGGTTTAAACGCCAAAGGGCGTGCTTCGTATAACGCGGCCAATCCGGGCAAGCCGGGCTTAAAACCCCCGGCGCCTAAGCCAAAAACCGATAAAGACGCAGCTAGACGTAAATCGTTCTGCTCTAGAATGAAAGGAATGAAGGCAAAGAACACGTCGTCAAAGACGGCAAAAGATCCTAATTCTCGTATTAATAAAAGCCTACGGGCTTGGAACTGTTGAGAGGTGTTGGCCCGTGGAAATGATGATTTGGAATGTGGTGCTTACTGCGATTGTAGCTGGAATGGGGTTCTTCTTAAAAGGTAGGTTTAATGAGTTAGACCGCCTCGGAATCTTGTTAAACCGGACCCGTGAAGAAGTAGCACGCGACCACATCACCCGCGCTGAAGTGCGCGCCGACCTTGAGAAGATTCGTGAACACTTTGATGATGGCTTTAAGCGGCTTGAGTCGAAGATAGATGCTTTAGCCTTGAAGAGATAACATGGCTAGTAGTTACAGACCGAGTTCTACCACCAAAAAAGTTAAGAAATTAGCTAAAGGCGGACCGACGAAAGTCAACGAGGCTGGCAACTACACCAAACCGGGGATGAGAAAACGGTTGTTCGAGCAAGTCAAAGCTGGTGGTAAAGGTGGTAAGCCGGGGCAATGGTCTGCACGCAAAGCACAGATGCTGGCGAAGCAGTACAAAGACGCTGGTGGAGGCTACAAGTGAGTGCACTTAAAAAACCACAAAGAAGTCTTAAAGCGTGGACTGAGCAGAAATGGCGTACAAAAAGCGGTAAACCTTCAACGCAAGGTTCCAAAGCTACAGGTGAAAGGTATCTCCCTGAGAAAGCCATAAAATCTCTCAGTGCCAAAGAATACGCCGCGACTACCCGTGCAAAAAAAGCAGGTAGCGCTAAAGGTAAACAATTTGTTTCTCAACCCAAAACTGTAGCCCAAAAAACTGCAAGGTACCGCAAAATAAAATGACAACCTCCGGCACATCCTCATTTAATCTAGACCTCACAGAGCTTGTTGAGGAAGCGTTTGAGCGCGCCAGTGGCGGTGAACGCGAGCTGCGTTCTGGGTATGACTTTCGCACTGCGCGTCGCAGTTTGAACTTGATGTTCGCCGAGTGGGCTTCACGCGGTTTAAACATGTGGACAGTAGAGCAAGGCGCTATTAACTTGGTGCCCGGTCAGGCCGTTTATGACCTACCTGAAAATACTGTTGACCTGATTGAACACTCTATTCGTAACGGCAACAGCGGGCAAACTGATCTCAGTTTGAGCCGTATTTCAGTATCAACCTACGCCACCATCCCCAACAAGACCGCTCAAGGCCGCCCAGTGCAGGTTTATGTTGACCGCCAGATTGTGCCTCGCGTAACTGTATGGCCTGTGCCTGATGATTCTACGCCCTATACCTTGATATACTGGCGGCTGCGTCGTATTGAGGACGCTGGTGGGGGCGTTAACACACAAGATATTCCGTTCCGCTTCCTACCCTGCCTTGTTGCGGGGTTGGCGTATTACATCGCCCAGAAAATCCCTGAAGGCGCTCCGCGTCTGGGGCCGCTGAAGCAGGAGTATGAGGAAGCTTGGATTATTGCGTCCACTGAAGACCGCGAGAAAGCTACGCTGCGGTTGACGCCTCGGATATATAGGGCTTGATGTGGGTCAGCCGTTCGCCTCTGGTAAATATGCTTTTGGTTTCTGCGATGTATGCGCGCAGCGATACCCATTAAAAAAGCTAAAGACGTTGTTCAAGCGCCACAAAGAGACTAACATTCTCGCGTGCCCAGAGTGCTGGAACCCCAGCCACCCGCAGCTGATGCTGGGTGAGACGCCGGTAATTGATCCACAAGCACTGCGTAACCCGCGCCCAGACACGGCACAAGATGCCAGCCGAGAGCTGACGGGTACGTGGGAAGAGACATTAGAAAAGTTGAAGGTGGGGTGAGATGAACTACGCTGAGTTAGTAACAGCTATTCAAGATTACATCGAGGCGGGTGATTCGTCATTCATCGCGCACATTCCTGACTTTGTCCGTTCTACGGAGCAAAAGGTCTACAACACCCTACAGCTACCGGCAACTCGGCGTAATGTAACGACGACACTGGCAGTAAATAATAAGTACTTAGCGACTCCCGGCGACTTTTTGTCGGTGTTTTCCCTAGCCATTGCAGTCGACGGGGACTACAAGTATCTTCTTGAAAAAGATGTCAACTTTATACGTGAGGCGTTTCCATCGGCGTCTGATGTTGGGGTCCCCACGCACTACGCCATTTTTGGGCCAGCAACTACTACTGGAGACCCCCCAGTTATTACTAACGAGTTGTCGCTGATTTTAGGTCCAGCGCCCGACGCGCCTTACTTTGCCGAGTTACACTACTACGCGTACCCAGAATCTATTGTGACCGCTGGTACGACGTGGCTGGGCGACAATTTTGACACTGTATTGTTGTATGGGGCTCTTATTGAAGCTAATATGTACATCAAGGGTGAAGAAACTATGACTGCGCTGTATAAGGCGCAGTTTGATGAATCGCTAGGAAAACTTAAAGTCTTAGCAGATGGCAAAAACCGAAGAGACGCATACCGTGCTGGTCAAGTGCGTGTTGATGTACGATAACTTTAAAACTGTAAGGAGTTTTTTAAATGATTAACAACAATGCAAGTGCTTCTGACCAGACTGCTGCTTCAGTGATGGTTGGCGCCAAATCTAAAGATGGTGCTTTCGCACATGGTGTTTATGTGGTGGAGTGCTTTGATAAAGCCGGTAAATTGAAGTGGTCTGAAACTGCTGATAACTTGGTAGTGAAAGAAGGTGCTCAGTTTATGAATGATACCTTTTTCGCTGGCTCTGCCTACAGTGCCACTTGGTACATTGGCTTGATTACTGGCCCGGGTTCAGGCACTACGATCTCAGCTGATGACACACTGGCGTCTCATGCTGGTTGGACTGAGTTCACTGACTACACTGGAGACCGTGTATCGGCGACTTTTGGTGATCCGGCAACTCTGGCTGATCCGTCTGTTATGACAACCTCTGCTGCCTCACAGTTCGTTATTGACGACACAGGCACTGTTGCTGGTGCATTTTTGACCGATGTTGATACCGGCACTGTTGGCATTTTGTTCTCTGCGTCTGACTTTACCTCTCCGGGTGATCGTGATGTGGTATCAGGAGATACAATCAATGTCACCTATGCTTTCAGTCTCGACCAGACCCCGTAAGGAGTAATACATGGCAACTAAATTTATTAAAGGCCAAGAGGTCAAAGTCAACGGTGTGATCCCTGAGGGCCCAGTTGTAGCCTTGCGTATGGATGAAGACGGCAATTTTTTTTATAAAATTGTGTGGACAGACGCTAACGGAGCACAGCAGAATCGTTGGTTTAGAGAAGAAGACCTGATCGAGGCATAATAATGTGTTTTCGGCAGGTTCGTTCTCTGTAGCGCCGTTTTCGACGCTTCCTGTAACTGGGGAAGTCTACGAAGCATCAATAGTTGAGTCTGCGTTTGCGGGTGTCCTTGCGACATCCGCCGTAGATTTTTTGGCGTCTATTGAAGAGTATTCTGTCGGTACTACAACTTCGTCTGCATTAGTAGACTTTTCATCTAGCGCGTCTGAAAATGGCGTTGGTTCCGATACTTCAGGAGCGATTCTTGTCTTCGGCACTGCTGTTTTTGAAACAAGTAGTGGTGTTGATGCGGCCTCTGCCTCAACAGAATTTGGATGTTTGACTACTGAGAACGTGAATGGAGTAGATAGTGTCGTTACTCTGGTTGATTTCATTTCAAGTATTGGTGAATCAGCAATAGCTTCAGATTTAACGTCATCTTTGGTTGATTTTCTTGCTGATGTTAGCGAAGTAACGACTGGAACAGACGCAGATTCTGCTTTGGTTGACTTTATTGCGGCCGTTAACGAAGAAAGCGTGGCGGATGAGGCATCTAGCGCCGCAATCGGTTTTGGTGGGGTAGTCGCTGAGTCTGTAGCTGGAGCTGATGCTGTTGAATCATCTGCCGAGTTTGGCGGGGTTGTCGCTGAAAGCGCAGTCATTACAGATAGCGCTAGTACGCTAGTCGACTTTAGCTCAAACATTGATGAAACAATGCTAGGTACAGACACTGTTTCATCTCTAGCCGTCTTTAATTCTGATGTTACTGAGGTGGTTGTCGGTGCAGAGTCTGTTGCCGCTTCTGCCGATTTCGCTACGACAGTCACTGAAACGGTCGTCGTTGACGACCTATATAGTTCTTCTATTGGTTTTGGTGGGGCAGTCACCGAGGCTATATTGGCGACAGATGAGATGTCAGCCAACTACGATGTAGTAGTTTCTATTAGTGAAATAGCCGTCACTACAGATGCGGCGGCTTCTAATGTTGATTTTGCATCACTAGTTAGCGAATCAACCATAGCTTTTGACAACACTAGTGCGCTCGTTGATTTTGCTGTAAATGTAGTGGAAGATACTACAGGGGCAGATTCTACGGCGTCTTTCTTGGTATTTGTTGCCAATATCAGTGAAAGTGGTTTAAGCAGCGATACTGCATCAAGCTCATACGTTATTAATTCTCTGTTCTCTGATGCTTTAGTGGTATTTGATAGTCCGTCTTCAACATACGACATAAATTCACAGGTTGAGGAATCTGCCACTATTGATGGTGTTGTATCTGCTCTTATTGATTTCAACACTTCAGTTGATGTGTCTGTCTCTGGTTTTGATGCTACGGCGTGTCTTGTAGACTTTTCTAACTTCATAGACGAGCGTGTAGTTTCTATAGACGTTATTACTGGGGTGTATTTGTGGGATAAGATTAAAACCGGCACAGACGCGACATGGAACACAATAGTTGTTAGCGATGACGACCAATGGCAGAATATCGATACCAGTGGCGAAACAGACTGGCAACGAATTAAAACCCTTACATAAGGATTAATTATGGCGCTCGTGTTGAGAGACAGGGTAAAAGAAACAACAACGACCACGGGCACCGGAACCGTCACTTTGGCTGGAGCCTCCACTGGGTTTCAAGACTTTTCTGTTGTTGGTGACGGCAACACTACCTATTATACCATCGTTTTAGGCGGTGAATGGGAAGTCGGCATAGGCACCTATACTGCGTCTGGTACAACCCTTTCGCGTGACACGGTGCTGGAGTCTAGTAACTCAGGTAGCTTAGTTGACTTTTCTGCAGGAACAAAAGATGTCTTTGTCACTTACCCTGCTGAACGCTCTGTCATAGGCGGCATGGGCTATATTGAGAACGCTGCAACCATCACGCAAAGTTCTACGCTCAATGCGGGGCATAATGCCATTTCAGCTGGGCCGGTTACTATTGACGATGGTGTCGTTATTACAGTAGGTGCAGGGCAGCGTTGGGTTATCGTTTAGCGCGTTTAGATTCTTGATTGTCAAGCGTTTAGTGGGTACACTTGCTTAACTTTATGTGAGGGCCGCAGATGGCTACATCCTATACAGATATTCTCAGACTTGCGCTACCCGCCACGGGAGAACTCGATGGCACTTGGGGTAACGTGGTCAATGACAATATCACCAAGATGTTGGAAGAAGCCATCACTGGGCGCGCTGAGATAACTACTTGGGCGTCGAACGAGCACATACTGACAGAAGCCAACGGCATTACTTCCGAGTCACGGTGTTTATTTCTTGATCTTGGCGGTACGCTGACGGCTACTGGCTCTGTTGTAGCTCCGACGGGGTTTAAGAAATTTTATATTGTTCGTAACACCACTACTGGTGGATTTGCCGTTGAAGTTGGCCTACCTACCGGCAACACTGTATCTGTTCCTAATGGCCGTACAGCGCTTGTTTATGCTGATGGTACTGATGTTTCTCTGGTTACAGGCACAATGGCGCTCCAAGACGCAAGTGCTGTTGCTATCACAGGCGGGTCGATCACGGGCATCACAGACCTAGCTGTTGCCGATGGTGGTACTGGTGCTTCTGACGCTGCCGGGGCTAAGGTTAACTTAGAAATTATCACGGCCTTAACGGGGGCTGCGGTTATTCCAGCAGGCACAGAGGCTCAACGAGACGGCGCTCCTCAAACAGGTTATTTTCGTTTTAACACCGATACGGTAAGATTCGAAGGGTTTATAGGGTCTAGCTGGGCGAAGGTAGGCGTAGGCGCCACCGGTGGGGGCAATGATGAAGTCTTTATCGAAAACGATCAAACCGTTACGACAAACTACACAATCACGGCAGGCAAAAACGCACTAACAACTGGCCCAATTGAAATTGACGGTGGTGTGGTGGTTACGGTTCCTTCAGGTTCGAGGTGGGTAATTTTGTGAAAATTAAAGACTTAGTAGGTGGAGAGTAGCATGAGCATAGTTCTCGACGGCACAAATGGGATTACAACGCCTGAGTTAGATTCTTCAGGGCCAGTAGCAGGCACAACAGCAGACTTTAGCGGTAACGTCACACTGGGATCGTCTGTGCTTGCAACGCCTACGGGCAGCGCACCTTCTTATACTTGCCGCGCATGGGTAAACTTCAACGGCACTGCCACTGTGGCGATTCGTGCGTCTGGGAATGTGTCAAGCATTACGGATAACGGGACTGGCGATTACACAGTCAACTTTGCGACTGCGATGCCTGATGCG